CTTCTCTAGTTTTTATTTCGTCCAATAATATTTCAAAGGCAATATCATTTCTATATGTACCTTCGTCACTATACAATTTTGTAATAGCACCATTTAAAACGTCATTGGATAACACACTTACAGAATGTTTACGTAATTTTTCTCTAAATTCAGTAGCATTAAATTGTCTATCTACATCGTGTGTCAAGATATTGTTAATATCTTTAACACTTCCGTCCCCATAAATATATTTTCCAATTTGGCTAAGAATTTCTTGACTTTTTTCAGCACCTTTACTAAGAACGCCTTGTGTAGCCTCTTCACCGGTTTCAACATCGGTCTTTTTACCAAATAAAAACCCTCCTAGTTTACCAAGAGCGTCTTTACCGACACCGATAGCAGTTGAACCAGCTTGATATACTTTAGAATCTTGGAAACGTTTCATAGCTTCGGAATTTATGAGTTTTAACGTCGTTTCATCAACTTTTCCCTTACCTGACGCAATCATGTCTTTGGTACTGTTTAATAACATAGTAAATTCACCATCAGACATACTATCAAGTTTTTCAGAAAAGGCTTTTCCACTATCTTTAACGGATGTTACAGCGTTGTTAAACAATTCACCTCTATTTTCCCAAGCTCCAGAAATAGTTGTTGCGGCTGTTCCTAAAGCATCCTTAGCCATTCCAGGTAATTCACCTCTATTTTCCCAAGCTCCAGAAATAGTTGCTGCGGCTGTTCCTAAAGCATCCTTAGCCATTCCAGGTAATTCACCTTTATTATCCCATGCTGATTTTGCACCTGTTTTAACATCGGATATTATCTGGTCTTTATTTTCATAAGCGTGTTTAGCAGTATCTGTTAGAAAACTAGCACCGGAAACAATCTTATCACCACCAGGAAGTGCACCAACTATATCTCTTATAGTAGATGCGTTTGGATCTTTCATACCATATAGTGTATTATCAAGAAGCCCAGATAATGTGGATGAAACCTTATACAATGCACTATCTGTATTTTGTGACGCATTTTGTAACAATTTACCAAAAAACGGTATTTTTGATAAGATTTCAGGTCCTTTAAAACTACCATCTTGACGACTTCTGTATCCTAACGTTTTAGTAGCTCTAGCACGTTCATTATCTAAAGCGTTTTTAGAACTAGTTAAAACATATAAGGTCCCATCTTCAAACTGTTGTGCTTCTGCCAACGTTTTAATATCCAACGGATCCATCTGATTATTGGTTGTATTTAAAGTAAAAAACTTTATCTTTAAATTACCTTCTTCATCAGCATAGTGTTGAAGCATAAAAGAACTTACAGTTTCGTATTTTTCTAAATCTTTAGATTTTTGTTCATCTTTAGCTTTACTTATAATAGAACTAGAAGCACCTACACGAATATTATATCGCTCCATCGCTTCTTTACTTCTAGCTTGTTGAGGATATACAGTAATACCATCGAGTAATAAATGATATATTGAATCGATTAAACCGTGTGTAGATCTATCATCCTTGCTCAACATGGTATAATCTGTTAAACTATCAGCGCTCGTTGGAGAATATTCATCAAGTTTTGATCCGATTCCTGACGCTTGAACATATCCTGAACGGACTCCACCTTTAGATTCTCGTAACGCACGTATTCTTTGTTTACGATTTTTAATTGTTTCTTGAAGAGTATTTATTTGACGTCGACCCAATTTTGCTTCTATAGCAGTTTGTAGAGAACGTTCATCGTTTTCCAACAACTTCTGTTCCATATCGATTTCGTTATCTATAGATTTAGTACCTTTGACGGCAGCGTCAAATTGTATAGAGTTACCCATATCTGCATAACTGGTCTCAACATCTTCAAAAGATTGATTTATTTTAGATACAGCGGCATTTGCACTCGTTTGTAACTTAACGTAAGTTTCGCGATCCTCAGAACCTTGTTCAGCTGTTCGAAGACCATTCATTGTATCATAAAATAATTTTGCAGCTGTTTTTTTATCTGTATCGTTGGACGCAGACGCAAATGGTGTTTTATCTAATAATATAGACGTATATCTACCAATCTTACCACTATTTACTTCTTGTTCAAGATTATCCATAATAGTATTATAATGCTCACCAGTAAGATTAATATTTTCCAACATTTGAGCAAAATGATCACTTATGGATGATGCGTCTGTGATTATTGACCCTTCTCCTGGTTTAAATTTACCAGATTCCAAATATTTACTAGCTGTATCGGAAAAACGTTGATTTGCTGCCGAATATCCGTATGATTGTCTCGTAACATCGAGGCGTCTTTCTTTTATATTTTTCTCAAGAGAAGACACGTTGACTAATTTGTTTTGATCATATAAAAACACAGTTTCTTCTGTATTATTTACACCGGCTTCAATCTTAGCAAGATACATCGGAATAACTTCGGTCAATGCTTTATGTGCTTTATTATCAAACGGATGTGCTGTATCAAGATCTCTAATACCATGATCTTTACCAAACCCGACACGATGCATAACAGTTGCTCTACCAGCAACATTCTTAACCTGATTATCTAACATCGGTAAAAAGCGTTTAGCCAATCCACCTAAATGTTTATTAGATTTAAGCTTCTCTTGGAGTTCTTTTGGAATACCAGAATCGGCAAACTGCATCGCCAAACGGTTTAACATACCTGGTGCACCAGCTATACGTTCGTTCAATCCTTCGAACATTTTAGCTGTTTCTGTTGATTGCATAGACCCAACAAAACTCTCAAGCGCCCAACTACCAATCATACTTTTGACCATGTCGGCAGGTTTCATACCCAAATCACCAGTTGTACTGAAAAGGTCTTTAATCATACTGAGTTGACCACCGCCACCGGTGAGATTTTTCATATATTCACCGACATTGAAACCTTTTCCATCGCGACCGAATATCTTTTCGTATGTCGAAGAGATCATTCCGCCACCACGTTTATCCTTAGGTTTAGTCATAGCCCATTGAGCATCTCGTATTTCTTTCATCATCGCGTGTAAGTCTTGTGTAAATGCCAAACTTTTTGCAGAATATTCCATCTGTGCTTTTATCGACATGTTGTTTTGTGTAACAATTTTTCCAACATTCGTAGCAATATTTGACATAGCACGCATCTTTTGTCGATGATAATATTGATCTATTTCAACCTGTTGTCCAAATAATTTAGATTGATGTTTTATTTGTGATTCTGCTACACCAGCAGTAACACCCATTTGTTTGTGTGCTAATGATATATTTATTTTAGAAGTAGACATTTGTGATTTTCTAACAGATTTATCAAGTTCTGAAGAAATACCACCCATTGTGCTACCAAAATCGGATAAATCTCCATCTGTACCACTTCCCATATCAGAGTCGTCCATACCGAAATCATCACCGAAAAACTCAGTAGCCAACGAATCATACTGATCTTCTTCTGATTTATAAAAATAACCAGTTTTAACCGCAGTTTTAGCATCATCAACAATAGATTTAGCAACATCTTTAGTTATCTTACCAGCGGTTTTAACACCACCAACGATACCTTTGATCTTACCACTAACATTAGAATCACCCATTGAATATTTTATATCATCCGCTAAACTAAACGCGTCTGGTAATAACACTTTACTTGTAGCTATACCGAGGTTTTTAACCGATTTTGAAACGTTCTTTAAATAACCACGAACTCCCTTAGGAGCTTTGGTGTCTCTTTTGCTTCCTGTTGATGAGGTGTCTAAAGGAAATAACTCATCATCTGCTCCAAAACTAAAAGAAAATTCATCGGTTTTGGGATTCTTAGGTCTTTTAGACATAACAGTTGCTCCTATTTTAAATCTTTTCCATATATTAAAATGTTTTCAGGTAAAAAATATAGATCTGGGAAATTAATCCCAGATCTATTAAATTATTTACGGTTGAAATGTTTGTGTGTTAAACGCGTTAACATCATCAATATTTTTNTGTACTGTCATAACTTTAGAAGGTACAACTGCACTATTTAATCCGTATCGTTCCATAAGTTCTTCACGATTTTTGAGAACTTCTTCTGTATACGTTTCAGCTTGTGCTGTTTTTTCCAATTTATCTTGTTGATGCATAGAAATACCAGATACAATACCGTCTTGGTCTGTAGAAGCACCACGTCGAATACCATCGATATATTTATACATATATGCAGGGAGAACTTGGTCAAAGTATGATTGACCCGCTAAACCAGCACTTGCAACAACGTATTTGGCCAAAATATCACATTCGGGACCATCTTGGAAAATACCATTGAATTCAACTTGTCGTTCAGAAATTGCTGTATCGCTACCGAGTTCAGTCGATTCAAAAATTTCTTTTTGATCGTTTCCTGAAGGCCATACTTCGTGCCAGAGACATGAATATTCAATGTCACCAGGTCGAGCTGTAGGACCAAGGAATACATACAATAGAGAACCAGAATAGTTAGGACGAATAAAGCGTAAATCTTTACCGTATAGGTGGTGGATTCCAGTAACTGGGTCGGTAATACCGTATTGCCAGTATCTATAAATCTTACCTAAACCGTCACCGGAACACGTGAGTGTTGTCAATGTAACGGTTTTGTTACCTTGTTTCATACTACCAGGGAAATCCATTTCTTGTTGGTTTCCGCCCCATGTTACAGTTCCAGATGAATCTAATGAGTTAGATGTAATTCCAGATACTTCACGAACAGCGTTTTCTAAGAAAAACTTAAGATAGCTTATTGCGATAGGATCAAAGAATGAAGGAACTCGAAGCCATTTGACTAAGAAACGACCTGCACGAATAGGTTCAAGAGCACCAATATAGTTTGGATCATACGTAGTAATACCGTGTTGTGTCAATAAATTATCGAATACTGAAGAAGCGATACCGACTGTAGTATTTTTCCAACCCAAGAAATTGTGTTGCATACCATTGATACCACCAACTCCATAACCCGATGTCTCATCTTTTTGGAATATTCCATGAATAAATCGATCACCCGTTTTTACTTCATTTGCCATTTATTAGTTCTCCTCTATTTCATTTCGCTTAACAATAATCACACCCTTCCATTTTTCGAAGATGTCGGGGAATGTCACTGTAACAACACAAGTAGCTTGATTGATTAAGCGATCGCGATTTGTTTGGTGTAAGTCGAAAACCATTTCTACGTTTGAAGGATAACGTGTGGATGCTGTTTTTACCATTTCTGTATGGGCAGCTGCTATAGCTGAATCAGCACCATCTGTATCAAATGTATATTTACATAAGACAAGTTTCATCATCCTTCGAAGATCGTTAACAATCATTGAGTTTCTAAATTCTGCTAATTTAGATACTCGTTCTGTATAAAGGTTAGCGTTCGAGTAGAAATATACGTTTCGTCCTGTTAAGTTATCAGGAGCTACGTGCGACATAGCTTTACCAAAATCCATTGCCCAATAGAGACAGTTTTGTTCAGCGAGTTTTCGTTCTAATCCCTTCGGAATTGATTCTTCAACAACCCAGTCAAAAATCATTCGTCGTACACAACCGTAATCTTTCGGTTTTCCGGCGTACAATGCGAAAGGTGTATTTTTGTACAATNTTGTTAAACCATATGAGAATTCATACGTACCTGTTACACGAACGTTNGTTGCTCGGTCCACAGTTGTTCCACAGTGAGGNACAATTGCAAAGTTTTCGCTACCTTCGGCGGGAATAAAACCACGAATCTGTTTAGCAACAGCGACAGCATTATGAATATTTTCTTCAAAACCACAGTCAAAAACAACGTTAAGATCTCGACGATTTTGTAACAGATTAGCCATTTCTCGTTTAACTTCCATAGGATAGTTAGCATCATAAACGATACCGGAATCACATTTAAGTACGTTAGTAATCGTTTTTGTATCGATTTGGCAATTGAAGAATTTCTTAAGCAACGATGTTTTCGAAGCTTCTAATTCCTCACCAGTTAATGTTTCGAATTCTCCATCCGTTCCACCAGTCATATATTTAGGAACTGATAAATCAGCAGATGTTTCATCAACAACCACGTTATCATATACATAACCGTTCTTTTGAAGACCGTTTACAAAATCGAAATCATTCATTGTTTTCGGATAATGTAATTCAAGTTCTTCGCTTTCTACGCTAATGTTGAGCGGTTCTGCTAACAATTCTGTAATATAATCGGACAATTCTTGATAATTTTCTTGGAAACTATCGATTCGGATTTGTTTTTCAACAGTTCCATCATAGTTCTGATATACTTTTTGAAGACCTTCGATTACCGGTACTGTACTTGAAACTACGGCATATGGGTTAAACGAAAATGCTAAATCGTTTCCAATTGCTAAAGTTTCTGCTCCGGCTTTGGTCTTTTTGACTAAGAATAATTCGTAGCGTCGACCATCACTGACTCTTTCATCTCGAACTATATCGTTAATGATTCGTAGACCGTAGTCATTACCACATCTACCATCTGCATAGTATGCCATAAACAACAATGGGAATGTTTTATACCCATCAACTTCCGGTTTATTATTTTTAAAGAAACTGGAAAGTTTGTTTGTGGTATTATACATACTGAACTGTTCAGGTGTAACGTTTTGTACAAACGTTTTAATCTTGAATCCGTCCATCGTTACTGTTTTCTCAACAGGTACTTCTTGATCGATGTATTCCCCAGGGTTATTGGGGTCTTCTATGGTTTCAGTTTCCATCACAGTTACAGTTAAAGGAATTTTATTTCCGTTTTCGTCTTTGAGGAAATCACCGTAGATATCGCGCTTGTACACTGGGATATCTTGTTCTTTTTTGATACCAAAGCTAATCGCTAAGTGTGCTGTAGTTGCATCTTCCGGAAGAAGTCGGCAAACGTACGCTGTTCCACCAGCCGACAAAACATTTTGTACGTTTAAGTTTTGTTGACCGTATGCTTTAATATCACCAAAGTCTGAACCATATTTATCTAATAGTGTAGCATTTGCGTCCATCTCAATGAGCACACCATTTTTTCCATCGGATGAAAATACAGGATGTAACGAAGGAACTATGCTCAATACGGTAGTTTGCGGCACTGTTCGGATCGATTCATCGCGAAGTTCGATACTAGTTATACCAAAACCACTATCATCATATGCCATAGTCTAAACCTCCCTTTGGCAAAATTTAATGTTATATTTACAATTAAGTTTATAAAAACTTTGAATATGTTCTCATAATTCTTAGTAATATATAATAATGTTTAAGAAATCTGAACACTTCCTACTTATTTAGATTATATATTATATTAAAGGTAACATTGCAATATAATTTTTTATGGGTAGGAGAAATATTATGAAAAAGATTGTAGCGTTAGGATTAATGTTTATCCTAACTATCTCTATTGTTTACGCTGAGTTTAGTACTCAGGTAAAAGAATTTTATGAAAAAAATCGAGGAAGACTGGAATTCAAATTCTATAAAGAACGAATTCCTGATGAATTCTCCGATGCGTTCCTATTTTATACCGATAACGATAGCGAATTGAGACTTAAATTTTATTCTTTAATGGTTGTCGAAAGCGCTAACTTTAAATATTATTACAACAAAAATCCGAACGGAACAGTAGATATTGGTCCAAGTCAGCTTAATTCAGCTAATTTGGAAGATCCTTGGTTTGTACAAATATTCAGTCCAAAAAATGATAAATATATCAATACACATCACACATATTGTATGGTATTGACTATAAATTTCTTCAAAGATATTACGATTTGGGCTGATAAAGAGTACAAATTTATGGTTTATAACGGTGGTCCAAAAGCTCAACGGATAGTTCCATTAGCTTATAAAACCGCTGCACAAAAATCCTTTACCAGAAATGTCACGAATTATGATAAATTAGTACGTGCACAAATCGAAAAAACTAAAGAAGATTTTGAAAAGTTTGTAACGAACGAATATTACAATATGTCAGCGTTACGAATTTCAGCAATATTGCAATTAAAACCGGCTGAAGAATTGAAATCAGTTATCAAGAACTTCAGTTCCGGAAAGAAACCCATTGACTTCAATAAATCTAGAGATAATAACGTTCTTTATATTAAGCGAAGATACAATTTTGTTAAGTTTGATCTCGAGGAATTTATCATCGAGAACCAATCTATAATTGACTTGCTCAGTATAAAGCGCCGACGCCTCAACATTACCATTTGATTCTAACAATATAATTTCGAACCAGTTGCCAAAACAGAGGCCGTATTCTAGTATGAAGTCAATGTATTCACTAACGGACTGGTGTAATGCCAGTCCGTTATTTTTTTTTCTAAAAGTTTCAAAATGTAATTCTTGATAATTTGGTATATCGTCTACGAATTCATAATCCAATTGTTGAAGTCCATTGAGATAATACACAAAATAATCTATAAACCGAGTTACAAATATTTTATATACAGCATAATAAAGATAAATATCTCCATCTGCAAAATCTATACCCAAATTTCGTGATAAATGATAACCCAATTGGGTTGTAAATACTGACAAATATTCTCTATCAAAATCTGTTAAATCTGGGTTTATATAAATAGATCTGTCTTCTAATGATTGTGTGTCCGGAAGATTTAGAAATTTGTTTATAAAAAAAGCAACATTGTCGATAGGGTTCGTTTCCGGTTCAACTGTAGCGGTTTGTTGATTTATAAGATCTAAAATATCACCCAGCATATTCATATTTAGATTATCTGTTTGTTCAGTATTAGTATTATATTCAGTTTTATCCATAAAATGCTCCAAAATAAAGGTTTTACTATATTATAATGTTTAAAATTAGAATAATCTAATATATGATACACTATAATACTAAAAATACCAGTTTCTTGAAAATGCATTATATTTTGAAAGAAATGGGCATAAAAAACAACATGTTTTTCTTACAGCTATATGATGAATCGTTAGCTGATATTGATCCATTAGACGAAGATTCGTTAACGCCTGTACAAAAAACAAAAGTCCATATAGAAATTTCAAAGAATCCTTGGTATTATTATAGAGAAATCGTAAAAATACCAATGACCGATATAAAATCGGACTTTGAATTGACTAGAGGTACTTTAGCTATATTATGGTCGTTACATAATAACTTGAAGGCGTTTATCGTTTTACCTCGTCAATGTTATAAATCTTATACAATATCTGTATTTTATTCGTGGTTGATATATTGGGGAGCCAAAAACTTTAATGGTGCATTCTTTGCACAAAATGCTGGATTGGCCACACAAAACTTATCACGTGTAAAAGACATTCGAGAATCGTTACCAAAATATTTGAATTTAAAATCAAATATGGATACTGATAACGTACAATCTATTGTATATAGACCTGGTGATTACACAAATACTATAATAACAAAAGCCCCAGGAATGAACGAAGAAGCCGCCAATAACGTTGGTCGTGGTATGTCTACTATGGGTCAATGGTATGATGAGATCGCGTTTATTCCTTATATTTGGACACAATACGGGGCTGCTGTTCCCGCATATTCAACAGTATCCAAAATAGCTGAAGCAAACGGTTCACCACATCATATCGTCATGTCTACAACCGCTGGAAACAAGCGTTCCCAATCTGGTAAATGGGCACACGATTTTATGCAATCTAGTGCACCTTTTACTGAACACTTGTACGATATGGTCGAATATGATAATTTTGGAAACGTTATAGGGTTTGATAAACTGGCTATTCGCGAATATATAACATATAATAATACTGGACAACACTTTTTACGAATAGAATATTCATGGGATGAATTGTCTAAACCGGTCACATATCTTGAAGAAATGAAAGCGTTGATGCCTGGTTTAGATGAGTTTAACCGTGGNGTATTAAATATTTGGTCTGATTCTTCGGAAGATCACCCATTAGGTCATGANCGAGTTAAAGAACTTATGACCAAAATACGACAGCCAGAAAAAGTTGTTATGGTTGATAAGATATATGTGTTGAAGTATTATCGAGATCCTGAACAATGTAAAATCGATTCCAAACATATNGTGTTTGGTATGGACGTTGGTGGAAACGTTCGACGAGACTATTCNACTTTGGTTGGATTAGATGTTACGAATTCTGAAGTCGTTTGTACATTGCGTGTAAATCAATATAGTATTAATCGTTTTGCTAGAGCGGTTGCTTATATTTTATTATATTTGTTTCCAGAATCAGTATTGGTTGGTGAACGTAACTCTATTGGTACACCGGTTTTGGAAACAATTTATGAGAACGGTATACGCTCATCAAGAATATACCTCGATGAAGAAAAAGATCAACGTGGTGTATTTATGGATAAAAATATACGTGCTTTATTTTATGGAGATATATTACGTATTTCTATACTAGAACACGGTCATAAGATTTACGATTCGACCATAATTGGTGAAATAGCTGATCTAATTATGACAAAATCTGGACGAATAGACCACGCTCCAGATGGACACGATGACTTACTTATAGCATACCTATATACAAGATGGTTTGTTATGTTCTGTAAAACAAAGGGTAAATATATCGATAATATTTATTTTAATAGTAGACTCGATCAATTTTTATCTGAAGACGATCTTATGGAATTGAATAAAACTACTGGTAAACGAGCACAAATGGATTTTGTTATGGGTAACAAATATGGAGTAGTTATGAAAGAAGATATGAAAGAAAAATTATTCAATAACGATTGGTTGTCCAATAGAATAAAAGGTGTAATCGATGAAAATATAAATTCTCACAGAAATGTTGGGGCCGATATTTATATAGACGATTTCGATATAACTCCTGTTATAAAAGAACAAGATATACATGTCGATACGGTTGCGGATTCATATATAGACGATTATCCTGAATATACTGGGGATATTAACGTCGATGATCCTGAAAAAATACAAGACCGCACTGAAGAAATCCGAGATACCTCTGGAGACCCAATCAATATGTTTGCAATAAATTTTAAAGTTTAAAAAAAAATAAAAGGGTGGATGTTTTCCACCCTTTTATATTATCGGTCCCATAATTCTCTTGGAATGATTTTGTATTCTACAGGATTTATAACTTCTTCACCTCGATTATCAGGTGAAACATTTATAACAGAATCCTGTGTTTTCATTTCCTTATAAGTTTTTCTAAACCAATTAATTCCTTTAACAACTGGTACAACCACCTTGAACACAACTACTGTAACCCCTACAACAATTAATCCATTTCTAACGTTTTTCATCATATCATTTTCCCTCATATAATCTGATTTGTAAGCGTCATTCTGAATATTCATCTTACCTATATTATACCCAAAATTTAATGCATTATTCATAAGTTTATTAAAATTATCATGATTGTTTCCCATATATTTTATAATCTCCTTTTTAACACCAGACAATATAAAGGATTACGGAAACAAACCCGTACTCCTTTATAAGATAATATATAACTAATTATTAATATATTGTGTTTGTCTAGGAACCACTTCCAATTCTTCTAAACGTGATAATATTTGTCTATTAAACACAGTACTACCCATATGCTCCCGCATACCAATCATATTACCAATGTCATCCAGATTAAACGATATTGGTAATTGAAAACTAGTATTCAATATTTCAGAATACGACATTTCAGAATATCCCATATCTTTCGAATATTTTTCAGCAAATCTATTAAAATCATTCCTTGTTTTTAAAGAAATACGAGTAAATAAATCTGTTTTATCAAAATTAAAAGAGTTGACTATAAGATTCAATCTTTCTGATATCTGGTTAAGAATATCGTATTCGCCCACAGTCCGGCTTAATCTTGTGGCATAACTATCATTAAACATACAGAATCCGATTTCAGACGTCATGTTTCGTAACACAGATATATGCTCTCTTATAAAATCTATAAACTGTCTTTTAATTTTTCCAGACAATTCAGACCTATCATGCACAGCTTCGAATGTTTTACTCAGTCCAAACAATATGCTTAGAATTGTATAAGTTAATATCCAAGCTTCTCGCCTAGCTCTAATCGCTTTCATTTTCTGTTTTGTGTAATTTTCATTAAAATTTTCGTTGGTTACTTCACGATCTTTTACAGTATTATTATAATGAAATAGGAAAAAATCTTTAATATTTTCATCTGTTAAGATTTGTATACCCATTCTAAGTTCTGTAAGATCATATTTAAAACCACCCATTCTTCTGAAAGATGGAACTTCTGTATTTTTTATTCTTCTGAAATACACTTCTGTAGCGTCTTCATAAAAATATGAAATCATATGTTCGTATACAGTTTTAGTAATCTGTGCCATAACGTATGAGCGTTTGTCTTTGATCTCATTATCCCATTCGGTTCTACCAAACGCATACATGATATCTCGTAACAAATCTAATCTATCATGATATTCATAACCTTTATCACCACTTATATCGTTTAAAAGATCAACAATTTGTTCATGTTTGATGATAGGTTGTTTTAGATCTGATAAATAAGATATTTTTCCGATAAGAGAAGCAAGATAACTAGATTCCATCATTTTATTATGCTCAGTCATAAGTTTTTCGTGAAATCGCGACCACGTATTACTAATACGTTTCCAATTTATAAGAACACTTAAGCATATTTCCCGTGCTAAAATATCAACATATTGAGAAATTTTGCTTTCATGACTCTCATAATTGTCTATATTGGTCTCACTTTTATACGTATAATAATAGTCATGAAACCAATCTATCATATCACGGATACTAATTTTTACATCATATCTTATAATAGGTAATGTGTTATTGATATTATTCACAGTATCGAGTGGTGCAAAATCGACTAGAATTGGTCTGATTTTAAAAGGAAATCCTTTTTTAAAATATTCAGACGATCTGTGATAAAATTCAAAATCGTTTTCGATATCAATATTGATAAACAAATTAGGTGTTCCTTCTATACTATTCTCACCATTCTCACCCCGACTGTTTAAATCCATGCGAAGTTTGTTTACTTTATTGATATATTCTTCATGGTTTAAAAGTGTAGTAATATCTCCATTTTTAAACACTTGTCTAAATGTATTGTTAAAAGAACCAAAATCTGTTACCGAAGAACTTTTATCTAAAAAGTCTTTTATCTCTTCATCAACATTATCTTTGCTGTAATATGGGATATTCATATATCCGATTCCAGTTAATTTTGATTCTTTTTTAAATCTTTCGATAAGTTCTTTATATCCATCTTGAGATTTAAATTTTTTAAACTTTTCAAGATTTTCATCTGCAAGTTCTTTGGCCAAATCGAATATATCCTGTAACGCCAAACAGATCGAATTGTATGATTCATATGTCTTTTGTGCAACAAGATTGGTATCCATATATGGTTTTCCCAATAGATGTTTATTTATGGATTTTCCAATTTTAACTTGTTGAGTACTGTAATCTATGTTTAAATCCATTCGATTCTCCTCATTATTAATATATTATCATGTTTTCACATAAAATAAATACTGGGGATTTCTCCCCAGTATTATATATAGTTCTAACGTTACGGAAGTTCTTTGTACGTGTAGTTCGATTTTGCGTCTTCCACTTGTTTCTCGTATGTGTTGAGAGGAACGTTTGTATGATCCAATACACCATTGAGTTGCAATTGAATAGCTGCAGTAGCGAAGTTTCCACGGAATTCTCGACCGCCAATGTAGATAGCCGTTCGGTTAGGCATATCTGCATCGATTGCGTTGAACATTCGNATTGCGTGCGGATAATATACCAAGAACGGATATTCCATACTGTAAGTACGTAATGTACCGTAGATACTCGGTACACGATCTCGCCATCGTGAGTCATTGTTACCGATAAGTCGTACATGTCGTCCGAAATTATCGATATAACCGATTCGTTCGATTGCAAAACCGAAGTTTTCTGTTTGTGAATCTGATTGCATGTCTGATAATGTTGATGCTGTGTTTTCGAACTTGATGTCTGGGAATTCACTTACCAAACTATCATAACCCAACAAGATCCATTCGCGTTTAACTGATGCAGGAATGTTAAGATCTGTTTCAGCCGTAGCAAGAACTTTATTGATATAGTTCTTAAGACCGAATTTGTAATCTTGTAATTCAAGACCAGGTGCAAAACGGTTAACGTTAAACGAAAGAGATGTATTGATAAATCCACCCATTTTCTTCGTAAGTACGAGAGAATCAAGGCTAACATTACCATACAATACATCGTTGATTAAGAATTCTTCAGCTTCGAGCTCTTGGTTAAATACAGTAGCTTGCAACATTTTGTCTGTAGCATAAGCCGCATAAGAAATGTTGTTACTTGTTCCAATGGAGAAGTTGTCTGCCATGTATTCGTTGAGCGAAACTTTTGAATAGTTACGATATTCACATTCTCGGATAAATTGGAATTTGCGTGTTCCCATTGTTGGGATGTTCGTAAATTCGTTAGCGATATTCGATACGCGAAGTTCTACTTTGATACCTTTAATGATTTCGTTTGTTGCAGCATCACCCGTTGAGGTCATGATTGTGAAATCACCTGTATCGAGGTTGAGTGACATGTAGTATGAGAAAGGTACTGAACGTACATCTCCACCAACATCAATGTTTTCTAATACATAATCGCCACGGAAAACTCGTTCGTTCGTAGGACCAGCTGCGATCGTATAGTGTAATTGAACACGTTTTTCAACTTCGCTGGTAGGATCAGCTATATCTGTAAGATACTTGATACCTGTGAATCGGCAGTTCGGTTCGATACCGTTCTTTTGTTTATTAAACTTAGAAACTTCAAGGAAGTTACCTTTTGCTGCTGATGCAACACCAGGTGTTGAACCGAGTTTAATATAACCGTCATCACCACACCATGGTTCCGGAGCTGTATAAACACCACCAACGGTGTTAGCTGAAACCCAGTCTACTAACGGAAGTTTATTGAATCCGGCAATATCACCACTACGGAATGCATGTGGGAAATAGTATTCACGATCTCCAACTTGCAAATAGTCGATATTATATTCGAATTCAAGTCGCATTTTGTTTTGGTTATCGATATTTTGGAAAATTTCTCCGGATCGAGCAGTTGCCAACCATCCACCGATAATGAACGGTGTAGTACCTTGTGCGAAAGAACCGAGAGATGAAGCGTATACAGCTGTACCACCACCCCAACCTTCAATACCGAATCCATTACGATCTACTGATCGGGATACGTCACGTGTATTGTCAAGCAATCGTTCGAAACGATTTGACATTACACGATCACCTGCGAATAGTTCCATAGATATGGCTTTTGCTTTGTTATAAAAACCATCATTATCAATGATTTTTTTCCATCCTTCAACGGTAAACGGTGATTCACCAATAAGTCGATACATTTCTGTAGCGAACTTGTTCATCGTGCGATGGTATCCTTGATTATGGTCTCTTAAGTGATCGGAATAAACCTTCTCACAATCTTCTCTCGTAATATTTTGAAAATTTTGAGAATTGCTCATAATCATTAATTACTCCTTAGATTAAAGTAAATTAAAATAATGTTTGTTAATCGGAACCTTTTTACTTTGAAGATTCAATAGTAAGAGCAGCTATTTTGCGTACCAAAGTATCATACTGTCTCTGATATAGTCGCAGTTTAATGATATTCTCTGGATTTTGTTGCATTATAAAAGCATTTCTTTCTTTACCAACAATTTCGGCCAAATCCCGTAGCTGATCTAATTCAGACCAATCAGCAAACATAGAATTATACTGGTCGATTGTATTGTTGATTGAATCATACAAATTATTTAATTCTTTAATTAAATATTGTTTCTGATTAATTTGCGTAAAGGTGTTCAAAGACGAACCCTTGTTTATGTCCAGTTTATGGACTCCTACTCCGTCATCGCCGCCACCTGATGATGATGTATCGCTTCCGCCTCCAAAGTCACCTCCACCGAAATCATCACCGCCCTCGTCTCCCCAGTCGCCTTCATCGCCCCAATCGTTTTCATCGGAACCCATGTCGTCGCCCATGTCGAAATCGTCGGTTGTTTCTTTTTCGGGTGAATCTTCAGTATCTGCTTCTAGCGAGAATACATCCCGTTTGGTAAACTCATCAGTTTGCCACGTTTTTATATCATTTTGTTCTAATTTTTCAATACTATTTGTATATCTAATCATAACACATCATATTTCCTTATATTTATATTAAAATGTTGAGAGTTACCGAAAAAAATATAGGGTGGACGACTTGTCCACCCCCAATAATTATCAAAAATAGGATGCGTTTACGTCCCTATCTAAAAACACATACTCTGTTTCACCAATTGTTTCAGTTTTATTACAATTCATATCAAACCCACCAGCAAAAGTTGCGATATTGTCTAATCCTACACTCTCAATATATTGGAACCAGTTTCTGAAATCTAAGAAATCTAATAACGATACTCTGCCTTGAGAACTCGATATGGATTCCACTTCTTGTTTCTCAACTTTAATTTCATTTGCTAATTTAGCACGTTTTCTAGTTTCTTCATCCCTTATATCAATGATTCCTCTCTTACCCATAACATTTCCGTCTGGATTGTTTGTAACACTTTCGTTAGGAATCTTATCAAAACTATTGGGTGTGTCTGAATATATATCGTCATCTATAATAATACCATCATGGATCGGCATAACAAACATATCATCTTCAGAACGACGTTTTCTTGATTTGTTAAGTTTAAATGTAAGATACTTTTGACTATCGTGGTCTTCTATATCGATAAATGCTGACCACGACACAGCCTGTTCAATCGCATACGCTTCACCAATAAACTCGTTCGTTAGATTTGCGACAGCGTTCATTCCACCTTGTGTTTTATAGTTTGTCAATACCGCTCCACCAGAACGGTTAATTTGGTGTGCTGTAATAACCGGAATATCTCGGTTTTTCGCTAAAGATAATAAATCGTTTGCAATATGTGCTAATTGTATACGTGTATCACGATTTATATCGCTTCGTCTCGGACCTATTAATCCAAGATAGTCAATAATACACGCAACAACTTGAAACCCTTCCTCTTGAACCGTATCTATTAACGCATCGATACCCTCTACAGTTATACCCATAGCATCAGCGTGAACGAAACTTATATCAATCGGTGGGTGCTTTATATCATACCCATCTTCTGTCTCCTTCATATGAGTATTAAATTCGCTATTCCATATCTTTTCAAGTTCTTCTTTTGAACCAACTTTATCTATATCTTTCTTAACAACAATTTTGAATAGACGTTCTGTATCTTCATCAAAATCGTTTTCTAACTCAATAAACAATATTGTTGGAGTTCTACCGGTCGATTTCCATATTTCCATCAATTTCGCCACATTATACGTTTTTAACATTCTTGCAATGTGCAACAATAGTGCAGATTTAAATGAGTTTGTGTTTGCGTGAAAAATATAAGCGTTTTTGTTAACAAATCCACGACGTGGACCAAGTGCAATATTTAAAGCTTGCCAACCTGTTTGTAACGCTGTAGATGGACTCATTATCGTTTTATATGTTTCCATCAACATATCGATAAACGAATCGTCAGATGTGTGTACAACCTGTTTCACTCTATCCGAAGAATCGGTTGCTCTAAAATAATTTATCATATCTGTCAGTAATTCTCGAAACTTATCCAATTGTTCTGGAAAATCTGTAAACGAGCAAGAATCAATACTATTTGCTAAATCTACTAAATCGTTTTTAGATGACAGGATATAATCGTATTTTAAATTTCTATCTATAGTTAGAGATACAAATTCCAAATCTGCCTCAGGAACTTCATCCTTTGACATTAAAATCTGTGGAATAATTAAATTGTCTCGAACTTGGTCATACGGTTCGACTAACATGTTATTTATTTTAAATACTAGTGAATCTACATTAGGTCCTGTGTTACTTTTTGAACGGATACTAACGAGTAAATCACAGACTAATATTAAACCAATAATATTCGGACTCACCGAATAATAATCTCTGTCGATTATTTCAAGAAAACGTTTAATATTAGTTAATTCAAAGCGAGAAATACCAATATCACTCGCTAAAACCTTTATTATAAGTAATAAGAAACGTTCTGAAACTAAATGTGACCTAAAGAACTTTTTCTCACTACCGTTTGTAATTCCATTTATGTACAATTCCCCAACCTCGCGTGTCTAAATATTTATTCACCTTTGTGAATCACGTATATCATATATAATTATTATTCTTATATTAATAATTTTTAAGAATTATATATTATGTATATGGAGGTTATAAATATGAGAATAGATAATTCTACACACATAAAATTGGATATAACATCGAACGATGACGATATCAGAAACGTTATTAATTATATGAGTCAATTCGATGATTCTGAAAAAGATGACAGAATTTTCTGTCATTGGAAAGATTGTATAATCTGTAGACCAAGTTATACTTTATATGAAAAAATGAATCGTCTGGATGATTTCGAGTCTATAAAAGATGATTCGTTTAATATCTTAGTTATGCGAGACGTCGATGATAAAAAAGAGTTCATACGTGAACGATTGAAAAGTTATTCGATGATTGATGAGAGTGTCATTGATGAGTTTGTAAACAATATATCGGAAAAACCAACATCTGGAGAAGATAATGACGCATATTACAAATTGGGGTATGAGCGTAAAAGCGGGTTTGTTAGTGTGTTAGAAACCATAGCGCGATCAAATACACCACAAGAAAACATTGACGCGTACATACAATTATTCAAGGATTTCGCGTTCATTGAGCCAGAATACGAACAAATAACAGTACTCTTTCGATCAAAGAAATTTGGATATGGTGCAAATATGTACAATATCGAAATACAATTTGAAGAAAGTGTTGTTGAAAACAATGGTCTATTTAATCATGAAGAAGGGACGATTGTGCTTTAAACTGACGTTTAAGGACGGTCCAGAAAGTATTAACGAACTAACACAGGAGATGATGTTGAGAGAATTCGCAAGACAAACGCTACGATTAAAAAGTGATTATATTTCTTAAAGGAGGAAATTGTAATAAAGATCCATCACCGGATTTAGTGATGGATTTTGTATGGAAAGTTATCGGTTTGTTCAAGAGTTCAAAGAGTAAAAAAGACAAAGAAAAATGGATAGTTATACAACATAAAAATCCATAAAGGAGGTATGATGCATGTTAAACAAAATTGTAAATGTTTTATCATCAATCCGATCAAAAAATAAGAAGCCCATGACATTTTGGGAAGCGTTTAAAGATGCGTTTTTCAATGTTTGGGAAATACAAATGGTTCATATAACGTTTATAGCATTTGGTATAGGTATTCTTTACGGATTTATAACCCTTGTATTTAAAATACCATTGTGGGCTTATTTTATAACGCCAGTTGTGATAGTTTTAATAATGTATATAATAGAACTCACACCTGTGATAAAAGATCGGATGAGAAAAACTACTAAAAAACAATAACNTTGGAGGTTATTTGTGAGTGAATTATTAGAGGCATTTAAGAAGGCTTCAACGAAGAGAAAGTNTGATGCTATTTTTGCATTATTGACGTATATCATGCTATGTTTTATTGGAGGATATCTGATAGGACGAACACTATTACCAATAAGTTTTATTGCTGGAATGATTGTGTTTATCATATTCATGGTAGTCGTAAACATAGTTGGTAGATCCATTGGTCGAGAGATTCTCATATATCTGTTAAAAGACGATGACTCCGATTAACAAAATAAAGAGGGTTTATTTACCCTCTTTATTTTTTTCATAATTTTGTTTCGCCACAACCTAATATACATATAAAGGAGTTATATCTATGAGTTTATATGAATTGTTTAAAAATTTTATAGAAAACGCTAATCTACTAAAACGAATATTTTTAGCATTATTTATACCGATTGGAGTGCTTTGTCTACTTGTTATTAGTATAGTGTTTGAATCTGTATTTTCTCATAATAGAATATCTTTATTAGATAACGTTTTAATAAACTTAGTGTATACAGATGTGTTTTTCATAATCTGTACGATTTTCTATAATCTACTTAAATTATTTCTTGAAACTGAGATAAAAACATTGAATCCTCCTGA